CATCCTACTCTGTAGTTGTAGCATTCCAAAAGGAAACAGTAATTTCAGATTTAAAAAGGTAAGGGAAATCAAAAGAGAATTGAGTCTTTGATCCATTACCAGCTTGAATTGTTTGTACGTCAGCACATGCCATGATTGTTAATTATTTAAAGTTAAGAAGTTCACCAGTAATGTTAGCTTCTTGAGTCAAAGCTCGTTCGTTGATGCGTTGTTCAATAATAGTTACTGTACCTGCATCCAAACCTTGATAAGCAGCTTCTTCAGCAGCACGTTTTACACCTTGTAAACGTACTCGGAGGTCATGCCATTTATCCAAAGATACTTGATCACTTTTTACACCTTGACGACGAAGGCGTTGAAGTTTAGCAACACTTTCCCAATCTTTAGCGTCGTTCATAATACCACGAATTCCATCCCTAAAGAATTTCTGTTCGCCCATTAAACGAAATAGTGAAGAACGTTCGCTAGCTTTTAGATCAACACCGTTCCTGGTTTTAAAGGTAGTAGTAAGGTCAAATTCCATATCTTCCAAGAATTTCTCCTCAGGAGATTGGTCAGAATGAATTTTAATGGGACTGTAAGCGTTCCACACACGTTGCATGAAACTATACCCATTAGCCTTTTCACCAGTAACAGGACTGTAAATGTAAGGCTCTCTGTTAGCAGTATCAAGAGCACTACCAATAAACCTGTTACGGTTTTCAAGGAAGCTGAAGAATTCATTTTCAGTCTCCTTTAGACCTTCGCTAAAGATACGTGACCATTCACCACGTTGTCCCGCCAAAGGACCGAGACTGTTAACAAAACCAGCCGACCATCGAGCCAAAGCTCCTTCGTTACCACTCAGAATGTCCATCAAAGGTTTAATGGTCGAAAGAGCGGTACGGTCGGTAATGGATGCACCAAGAATGAAAGCAGCTTTATTCAAGAAATGTTCAGTCCAAGACTCACCAAGCATGTCAAAGTTGTCGCCAACATTAGCAACAAATGCCATCCAGTCAGCAACAGGACCAAGGCTGTCATAAGAATACCACTTGCCATCTAGACCTTTAATAGTACGCTTTTTCCAGTTAGAGTTCTTTTCACGTGACTTTTGAGCGGTACGATCATAAAGACCATCACCCCTAATACGGTCATTCATAACAAGGTTGACAGCAGCAGTCGTTGCCAGCAGACCAATTGCTTTACGTCCACGAGTGGTGTACTTAAGATCAGTAATTGTGTTTTGTTTAGCAATCGTGTCCATGTTTTCTACATCGTAATTACGTGCACGAAGTAGTTCATTAACACGCTCTTCATTAACAAGCAGATCATTAAGAGGAACGTAAGCAAGTTCGTTGACATCACGTTGGAACGGTTGCCAAGGACCATACTTACCACCCATGTCAATCATGTTCATACCAGTAGTGGGGAACATGAGGAACGGACGCAAACCAGGAACAGCTTCAACAATACTAGAAACAGTACCAGCCAAAGGTGTGTCAAGGTTCAAAGCCATCTCACTGGTAGCGTACTTAACGGCATCATCAGTGATCATACCACTTTCATCAAACATTTGCTTGTAATATTTATCAGCAATAGGTTTGACGGTTTTCTTGTTAACAGGTTGACCAGCAGAAATCAGCTCGTCCATAGCACGGAAACGGGCTTCAGCTGATGCATTAAAGACACCAGTAAAACCATCCAATGCTGTCATGGCGTTAGTACCAAACCGCAGTACTGGGTCCTTAGATAGATCGTTCAACATCTCAATTTGATTGACAAGATATTGAAGCCCTTCATTGCCTTCTGCAGCTTGAGTACGTGCAGCTTCCTTAAGGAAACTCATCTCTTGTTCAGATTGAAGAACCAAATCAAGACGAGTAGCACCACGAACTTTATCAGGTTCTTTAGAAGCTCTCATAAAAAGATCACCAGCATAAGGCAAAGCCCGTTGCATAGTCTCTCCCACAGAACTGTAAGCAACCCAACCACGTTGAAGTGCTTTCAAAGGTTGTCCACTGATAGCACCACCTGCAAAGTAAGAAATAGGTTGAGAAATGATTCCACCAAAGTTACCCACAAGTGCTTGAACAGGAGTACCAAATGCAGACAACATAGAGTTGTACACATTACTCCACACACCTTGAACCAGTTTGTTTTGAACTTCTGGATCCAAGTTAACAAGACCTTTACCCAGATCAGTTGTCATACCAGAGATGTACTTATTCATCTTGGTAATGGTGTCAATCCTACCATCAGTCAACTCATAAGCCATCAGGAACTGATCCATCAGCTGAGGTTGATTAGCGGCAATTTGACGCATGGTAGTAGCAAAACGCTCAGAGTCATTAAAGATCTTCTTAGCAATTTCACCAGCACCATCAACAGTAGCTTTGTTGTAACCTTGAATATTTTGGAAACCGTTCTTAACCAGTTGAATCAGGTTAACCTTACGGTTTTTGTAGTACTTCGCAGAACCAGACAGCTGACTTACATACTGCATCAAGTCAATAATCTTGTCTTGAGCAGCTTCAACAGCAGCGGTTCCTTCCATCATCCGTGCACCTTGAGCAAGGTCAGAAATACGTCCAGACAAAGAACCAGCCAACAAAGCTTGGGCACGACCAATATCCATACTGGTTAACTCTTCACCAAAACCACGAAGAGCTTGTGATGCCATAGCAAATCCACCTTCCAGCATCATTTCTTGACCATTAGCATCACGCATAATAAATGGTTCAAGAACTTGACGGATGTTATCTTTAGTCATTCTAGGATCAAAAAGCTGAATAGCTAGATCCTGGTTAGCATCCATAACATCATCAAAAGTGACTTTCCAATTAGCACCTTCCATGCCAACAGCACCTGCTTGACGCAGTTGATCAGCCAAACCAAGTACAACTTCTTGACTGTTTTCACCGTTCTTAAGAGCGTACTTAAGAGCAGGTTCAGAAAGCATGTTGCCAATACGACCGTAAACTGTGTCTAGGTTCTTAGCAATACGTGCGGAGTCAATAGCTGCTCCAACGACACCAAAGTCGTCAACAGTACGTACACCTAGTTCAGTGTAATCAAACAAGTCGTGAACACCTTTGAGAGGTACATCCATGTTCGGGTTTTCCGACACGTTGTAATAACCAATCTCATCCAATGCTTCTTCTTGTTTAATCAGTGTTTGAGTTACTGCTTCCTCAGGGTCATTAGAAAGAGCTTTAGGAGAGTTCTCTTCTAGCCATGCACTAGCTTCAGGAGTTTCACCCACTAGTTTATTAGATTTACGAAGACTGCTAGTTGCATTAGACATAGCCCGTGCAAACTTTGCAGCACCTTGAGCAAGACCAATAAAGGTACCAAGACCAAGATCTTCGTAGATGTTCTTCATCCGTTTGGTATCTGTGTCATCATCCTTCATAGTAGCCATACTATCGGGAATCCAATCGAATAGCTTAGGAAATGACTTTTTAAGAGTACCTGTGATGTTATCTTCTTCGTATTCGCTGCTGACAGCGCCTACAGCCACCCCAGAAAGAGCTTCGATACCTAGACCACCAGCCCACTTAACAAAGGCGTTCTGGCCGATTGACCAGCCCACACGTGCTTGTGCTGCTGCACCACCAACCATACCTAGTTTAGCCAAACCCATTGTAGGAAGTACAACGGAAGAGATTTCTCTCAAAGCTTGGAGGTGTTCAGTTTCAAACTCTTTTGGTTTGTTAAATTTTTGACCAGTTAGTTTGTTGATTACGTCAACACCAAAGTCAAGCATACCTGTTTGGGCAGCAAACCCACCCTCAGCAATTTGACGTGCTGCGTCTCCAAGGTCGTAACCTTCTTCCCAAGGGAATTGTTGTTCTTTACCTTCCGTAGAAGGTTGTTGTTGAGCTTGTCCAGGTTGTCCTCCCGTAGGAGTAGTTGATTCAGCCAGAGCGGCTTGAGCAGCTGTAGCTTCTGCAGCTTGCCGCTCAAGTTCCATCTCTTGTTGAAACTCTTCAGTGAGTTCCATTTCACCTGGATCAACCCTAAACTTCTCTGAAGGATCGTATTCCATAGTTTAGTTAGTTTTGTTTAAAGACCGTATACAAAATGCCAATCGTTTTCATAACCAGCCTCTTGTCCAAATCCTGCTGCTTTAACAAGGTCAAGATTAGACATCATCCATTTCAAAGATTCGCCACCAATGTCAAGAGCACGTCCGACCATATGATAACTTGTAGGTGAACCACCAACTGCAATATTTTTAGCTTTACTACGTTGTGAACTAGTAATGTCAGAAGTTTTTACCTTACCATTAGATAGTTGAATCAAAAGTTGTAGACTTGACAAAGCTGGTTTAGAAAGAACTACTGGTCTTCCTTTGTAATCTTTAAAAGCCTCTACCGTCATACCAGCACCAGTTACAGCAGTTGTAACAGGTGATGCATTACGAAGAGTACCTTCTAGTGCTTCCTTACCACCACCGTATGCAAAGAATGCCCGTTTAAACTCTTGACGTTTTTTAACAAGTTGTGATGGTGAGAATTGACCAGATTGATACATAGCAAGGATACCTGCGTTAACAGGGTTGCTATAAATTTTCATTGCTTCAGCAAACAACGGTACATAAGAACCACTGTTTTTACCACCAACTTGTACCATAGCTGCTACTGCAGATGGATTAAGTTGTGTTTGTTGAGAAAGTTGCTGTACAACAGGTCCAAGCTGATTAGGCATAACAGCAGGGTTAAACATGTTACCTGCCCCCATAGCCCTTGCAGAATTATTGACGCTAGGAGCTTTCTGCAAAATCTTCATCAGTTCAGGTGAAGCGTTTTGTTGAACCGTTTTAAAAGCGTCAGGAACAGGAAGAGGTGAAAGACCATGAGCTTGAAGTCCTTTGTTTAAAATAACAAAAGGATCACCACCTTGAGTCAAACCAGCTACAGCATTAACAATTCCAGGAAGTTTAAAGTAAGGAGTGTTAGCTTGTTGAAGAATCTGTTGACCCTGCTCTTTGCTAAACAAAGCCCCAGGAGTATTCAGAACAGCTTCTAGACCTTTAGCATTAATCTGAGTTCTAACAGTTTGCCACTGCCTAGCTGATTGTTGTGCTTGACTAATTACTCCAATGTTAAGGTTAGGGAACGTAGCAGTCCCACCAGGACCATCTAGTTTACGGTAGTACTTACTCTCTTTGTTTCTAAACCCTTGCTTTACTTCGTTTTCAATTTCAGTACCTGCTATAAGAGTAGCAGCATCTGGTGACTCACCAGCTTTAACACGGTTAGCCACACGTTTCTTAAGCTCTTCTTTCATACCCAGCTGCAATTGCAAGCTAGCCATGTCGTTAGGTTTAGTAGTACCAATAGCTGTAATACCGTTAGCCGTTGTTTTAAAAGTTTTGGCAACTTCTTTAAAATTAGGAGAGTTTTCTAAACTTTTCTTAGCACTAAATCTTTTATCAATTTCAGCACCTAAAGTAGGATCAACTTGATAAGCAGCGTAGACATCTTCAATAGTCAGAAAATCAGGAGGAATAGAATTCAGCTGTTTAGCAAGGTTAATTTTTTCTATAGCTTCAATACTACCACTTTTCTGCATTCGACGAAGATCAGAACCAGCGCCCCCATATTCAGGGTACTGTTGATCTAACGCTTTAACAGCAGAATCAATATTACTTTGAGTATTATTACCAGGCTGTGCTAGGAAGGAAAGTACTTCTTGTAAACGACTCCTGTACCCAATCTTACCAACGTTATAGTCCCTATTACTTTGTTGAATTAAGGCTTCTGACCTAAGGTTAGCCATTTGAACGGCACGATTAGGAAACTCCTGATCAAACCGTTTGCCATTTCCTTTGATATCAGCTGACATCAAGGCATTCATATCAAATCTGAATTGCCCATCAGGTGTCATTTCAACAGCCAAAGCTTGAATTTTATCTAAAGCTCCAGCATCTCCAAGAGTAGGAATACTCCTTAGAGTGTTGTAAGAGTTAGCAATATTCTCACTAAAAGCTTGAGGATTATTACGTAAAGTATTTAATGCAGTTTGCTCTTGCCGAGCATAACTGTTCTTAATTTCAATTTGGCTAGCTCTGTTTTCATTAGCTGTGAACAGCCTTTGAACATGGTTAAGACCATCTTTGATGTAACGACTATCTAGATTAAGATTGTTTTCATCAACAAACTTCTTAAACGCAAACCGCTGTACGGCTTGCATCAAACGTGGGTTAGTACGTGCAGAAGCAAAGGTAACCGACTGACCATTAAATTCAAACTGGTAATTAGTGTCACTCAAAATGTTATTCAAGTAACTCTCAAAACCATTCATTAACATCCAGTTAGCACTGGATTTCTTAGAGTTGTAGCGGTTAGCTGGGTTACCTTCCCGTGCCCGTGCAACAGAATTAGGCTCTTGACCTTGTGCTTCTGCCAGGCTTATAGCTTGGGAGTACTTTAAACCTTGAATCCTGAGGCCGGCTTCCATTGATTTAAACAATGGATCATTCTGTGCCTCAGGGGAAAGTCCCATAAAGGACAAGGTTTCAGCAAACTGACGTTCCTTTTCTTGTTGAACTTCAATCTGAGTGGCAAGTGCACCTGCACCTTTACTAAAAGCAGCAATACCGGTAAGAAGATCTTTAAAATCAGTCCCAGAAGATTGTGCTAGACTTTGTTGAAGACCTTGTTGAGCATCGTTTGCTGCTTTTTGACGTTCAAATTGAAGTTCAAGTCCTCTTACTTGTAAGTTCTGTTGGGTGATTTGAAAGTTACGTGCTCGTTGGTCTGCTTCAGCAGCAGCGTTTGCCTTCATTGCTTGAAGGGTTTCTAGACCACGCTGAAGTTCAACCTTCCGTAACCGTTCCATATGATTGATGACACGATTACTATCGTCTGCCATCCTTTGTATTTGCGATGTACTGAGTTGGATTGGTTGAAAACCGCCCCCAGCATTTTGTGCGGAGTATACTCTACGTGCCATAGTTAAACAATTGGTGACGGATTATAGAGGTTAGAAAATTTATCAGATGTGGTACCCAAGTCTACACCAGTTGTGTTACCGCCACCACCTTGGTAAGACGGTGCTTTAGCAACCGCACCATAGATTGCCCCAGCACCTTGCATAACGCCACCAATAGCCCCAAGTACGGAACCAGCAGAGGTACCTCCACTAGGTCTATAACCCATGTCAAAGGCTGTCTTATTAATAGGCGGTGCAACAAATTGAGGTAAGATTTCAGGAGGTTGAATAAAGGTTTGTTCAGGCAATCTAGTTGGAGCAGGAACAGTAGGCAATTTAGTAGGTTTGATCATCATCTGTGCAACAGTATTAAGATCAGCACCGAACTTCTGAATAGACACACCTTTCTTATTGATCGTAGCTTGTTCAGCCGCTTGCATAAGTTCTGCATCCAAAACCTTCATGTTAAAGGCGGTGTTAGTAATACTATTTTGAAGGGCAACGTCATACCTTTCTTGCTGCAACCCAATCTGTTGTGCTGCTGTACCAAGTTGTTGACCTTGAACATTCAGTTGTTGATTCTGTAAACCAAGTTGAGCCCCAGCCAAACCAAGTTGTTCGGCTTGAAGACCCAGTTCATCACTCGCCAAACCTATCTGTTCAGTTTGTAGACCAAGCTGACGTTCTTGAAGAAGCGTACCTTTTGCTTGCAACCCAAGCTGATCACGCTTAAGCTGGATCTTAGCTTTATCAAAATTAGTTTGAGCTTGAAGTTCTTTTAGTCTCAAAGCTGCTTGACGGTTTTGCCCAGTCAACGTAGATTCTAGTTGGGACATTCCACGGAAGAAGTCACCAAGAACGACTTGCTCAGCTTTACCACGAGACTTACCAGCTTGACCTGTGAGTACGTCACCTTGCTTGTTAAGAGTTTCAACGTATGCACCTTGCTTTTCAAAGGTAGCTTGACGCTTACTTTCAGTAAGTTCGTCTTCTATAAACTGCTGTGCAATAGCATTTTTTTGGTTAAGTAGAAGCTCTTCCTTACCAACAAATTCTGCCTCTTTAACTAGACCAGTTTTTTTAATACCAAGTTGTTTAGCTTGTAGACTAAGTTCTTTTTGACTGATACCAAGTTTGGCAGCTTGTATACTAAGTTCTTTTTGACTTATTCCAAGCTCTCCAAATTTAACACCTAGTGCTCCCTTTTGAATACCCAACAAAGATTCTTGTTGAGAGATACCAGCTAGATCTAATCCAGTAGATGCTTTATTAAGCTTGTTCTCAGTGATTGCATTTTGAAGACCAATTAATTCAGACTCGTTGGAGAACATAGCCTGCTTCATCAGATTCTTAAGATTAAAATCTTCAAAAGCAAATGCTTGGTCTTGAGCAAGGTCGTTGAGATTAAGTTGAGCACTAGCAATCCCAAGTGATTTTTGGTAAAGTTTTTGTTGAACTAGTGCTTCATAATCTTGAATTGTTACTTGGTTCTGCCAGTCAGAAACACTGAGGTTCCATTGATAATCAGCTTGCGTGTTATAGTCCTGCAGACCATATAAAAATTGCTGATTTTGATACCTATTTTGTATAGCCGCTACTTGTCTAGCGTACTCTACCTGCTGGTTATAAATATTTTGGGCTTGTTGATTATAGCTATCAGCTGCTGCTTGGTATTGAGAAGATGAAGAACCTTTACTGCCAAACAAAGAAGATCCAGCACCTAATATAGTACCAATGCCGCTAATAATTGCTCCCCATGCCATACTTAAGTTCTCCTATAAAAACGAGGTGAGTAATTACCTTCCCACATCATCGACACCAAAGACACAGGATACGGTAGATCACTGGTCACCTTTAATTCAAAGTTAGTGTTGCGTTGATGGATGGGTACAATAAATTGTTGTTCTAATTGTACAGGATTACTATCACCTGCGTAGTAGTCAGCCTCAGCGGTATGTTGAACATTAGTCCAATCATTAGATCCCGTGGCTTTCAGTTTAAATTTAACAGCACCTGACCTGCCCACAGAGAACTTGACTCGTGAGATAGTAAGAGTTGCTGTGAAATCAGTAGTAGTTTCATCCCTTCTAAAGTAAAACTTAGGAAGAGTGACTTCAAAATCATAAGGATAGCCTACGACAATACCATCAGCATAATCAGTAAAGTTACCTTTTACTTCAAAGTAGCGATAACCAGTAACTGCTTCAGTACGTTCGTAAGCTGTTGCCCAATACCCTGCATCCGAATCAATCTCAGCATCTGTGTCAAGATCAGCGGTAGGTATAGTAAGAAGCATGTTAGCGGTACGCTGCTGGAAAGGCGTGAACGGAACGTAGATCTTAGTTAGATCATTTGTCGCGTCATATACAACCGCTTCTACGACGCCTGGGTCGGGCGAGACGGGGCGTGTAGCCATGTCTAGGCATGGACTACCCGTAAAGCTAGTAGACGTTGCTACAACCTCTCCTGTGGGCACCTCATCAAGGGTGATTTTACCCAAGGTATACTCATCTTCATGTTGAGAAACGATGTACACAGAGTCATTAATAACCTTTGCAGACTCAATAGTACCAGGAAGTTGCCACTTAGTCCAGGCTTGGAAAAGGTTTTCTTGTCCATTATTGTAATAACGGAAAAGATACATGTATGAAGTATCTCTATCCAACAACATAAGCAAAGAGTTCTGAGGACTTACAATAAGACCATCAATAGTCTCTGGTAGCCACTCAAGAACCACTTGACTAATATCTACAACAGAAGGGTTCTGTTCAATGTCACGTAGTTGTAAGGTAAACAGTTTACTGTAACCAGACACCTTACTGACAAAAGCTAACGTTGTACCGACGTCAACAGGCTCGATAGCCGTGTTAACTTCATAGTTAGAGATAGTCCTGACAACCGTAGAAGTAGGTGTCAAGGTACTACCATCTGTGGTAAACACTTGGAACTGTTGACGCTCACTAAAGATAGTCAAACCTTGAGGAGACGGTAGAACGTCAGACAACGTAACAGGACGGACACTAGCAACGTTGATGTCGATAGGATCCGAAGCCAGTTGTGTCAATGCAGAACGGACAAAGAAGTTGTAAGAGTCGTTAGCTACACTAAAGATGATGTTATCTTCAGACAACACGCCAAAGCGGTTATTGTAGAAGAACGTAGAGGTAATTGGATAACCAATAAACGAAGGTACGGGACTGGTAATATTATCACCAGCTTGACGTGCTACCCACGTAATAGGTTCAAAGGTAAAGGCATTGGTACCAGTATAGACCAACCTGTGCGGCATCGTGCTGGCATTTAATCCAGGCGATACTTCAGGTGCAATAGTCTCTAGCCAATAACCACGTCCATACTCTCCATCATATGCTACGTATTTGACATAGTAATCATCTTGATCAGAATTAGAGTTTAGAATCCTAACCACATGATCGTGATAAGACTCTACAGGTAGATCAGCAAGTGCAACAACTTCAGTTTGAAACGCTTCCAAAGAAGTATTGTTTACACCACCTTTAGCTGAAATAGTAAAGGTAGCAGGAGTACCAGTAAATGCTCCAATAGCGTGTTCGTAGTCAGTCAGTACTTGATTAGTACCTGTAAACCGTTTGATGACAAGACTGTTACGATATCCTTCAATACACCACGTACCATCAAAATCGGAATTAGCAGCTGTTTGTTGTGCTTCAATTGTATTTACAATTTCATCGACAAGATGGTGGTTTAGGTTGATGTTTGTTGAATCATACAACAACATGTCATCAAAAATTGTCGATGCTTGTGAAGTAACTGTTAACTCGATACCTTGAATAGTAACTGAAAAGTTATCACCATCTATAAGGCTAAGTAGCTTCAGCGTAGCAACGGATTCAGTAGCCGCACTACCTGCAGCTTGCATTGCAGTTGTAGTGCTTTTATTAGTAATGATGGTGGTATCTTGAATACTACGGAAATGATAGTCACTTCCACTAAGGTAGCCCGAACTAGTGTCAGTAATAGTGCACCAAGCACCATCTTCCAGATTCCAAACGTACAAGTTAGAACCTTTTACTGCTCCTACATATGAACCACCAACACCTCGTTCAATAAAGAACCAGGAGGAATCTTCTAACTCAGATTCTGTAAACGCGGTACCATCTGCTTTTTTGAGAACATCAGTAAACTCTAACCCAGGTCTTTTCAGAAGACCAAAGGTAGGGTCTGGATAACCATTAATGCACTCAGTAAGCTGCCCATTTAGTTTCTTGTCATCATTTAGTTGTGAAACACCTCCAAGAAAGTTAGGTGTTAGTTGAGTTACTGCTGGCATTATCGGATCAGTGTGTGATAAGGTTGGTAACTTTGATAATAGTTCTCACCTTTGGGATGACCGAAGAAGGTATAATCTCCTTGGGTACAATCGTATTCAAGAGCAGCAGCACGAGTGATTCCCTCTTTCTGAGAAAGCAGCTGATACTGGTTAGGATCACCAATAATTCTACTGGAGACAATAGCAGCAGCTCTGGCAGTAATAAATGCTTGGATAGGTTCAGGGATGCTAGCCCAATCAAATTCCCAAATGATGTCTACGTATAAAGTTTCATCAGTCCATTTATACGAGTGATTAGTACGATCGTAGAGTTTACCTCCACGCATCACACTATCTCTGTTAAGGTTTTGGGTGTAGTGCTGGTTCAGATCCATTTGCAAAAC